CGAAACATATCTCATCAACATATAAGGCGAGTACAATGACTTTTCTGTGTCATCTATCCTGTCAAAGTAATCTTTGTTCCTGAAGTCCACAGCCTTCAGTCCATTACGTAGTTCAAAAAATTTTCTTTTCGTCATATATTAGTCTAAACATTGTTGCTTGTTTTGGATTTGCAAATCTTAATGTCAAAAATCCATTGCCATGAGTTAAGCCAGCAAGTTGTATTCCTTTCTGTTCCGCCAACCATTCAAAAAATTTCATAGGCCATTTTTCATCTCCCCATACAGGTGTTCCGTCTGTTACTATTAGAATTGGAGCGTCAATCTTCACTGTGACACTTCTACTACCAGACCGAGCCATAATCCACCTGTTCGCATTGTCTCGAAATGTCTTTTACAAAGTAAGCACACGTTGGCTTTTTTCCATCTGTAAGTGGAACTGCCAACATCTGTCCTGTTTTTATTTTCGGGAAGTACCATTTGACCTCTGTGTAAATGTCCACAACGTCGATTGGCAAAAAGTCTGGTTTTGGACTCGACAACGGATTGAATGTGAATGCATCAAAACCTCTGTCGTTTAAACTGGTGATCGGTAGCACGTGCATTTCCGGCTGGCCTTGTTCTCCTATCAGCATCTTCCAATCCAGTGGCATTTTTACCTTGTGATCCCCTATTTGTAACACAGCCGCGGGTGCATTGAAACTTTCTAAGAAAATCAAAGGTATGTAAAAGAAGTCTGGATTCTCTGGATCAGCATTGTCCAGAACAGCAAATCTCAGTTTCTCATCAACCCATTCTGGAATCTTTTCCAGTTGGTATGCTCTATTTTCTAACGTAAGGATTTTCATAATCTATCTTCTCTATATTATACGGATAATTTGCCTCTTTGTAAAACTTTTTTCTTTGCCCCAGATGCCTTTTGGCAAACTTGCAACTGCTGGTAATGTCCCATATCTGCACGTTCTCTTTGTCTTCTGCTTTCCTAATGCCACGTCCTATGCTTTGTATCACACGGACAAATGACTTGCCTGGTTCTATGAGAACAAGATTAAAAATCCTAGGAATATTAATGCCAACAGAGGCAACTCCATATGTGGCAATAATAACTTTATTTGTTGCAGTAGATACTTCATCGTATTGCTCCTTCCTATCTGTGTTTTTAGTTGATCCCGATATGAACACGGAATCCTTTAATTTTTTTTGCAGTATTTCTCCTGCAGATATTCTGTCTACAAGTATCAGCGTGTTTCCAGATGACGAAATGTCTTTTATAGTTTGTGCTATCCAAGTCATTCTTGTGCTGTCTGTGGTCAGCCATTTAAGTTCTTCTTGATAGTTTTTAAACTGTGGATGATCTTGTGTTTGCAAAACATTCACGTGGCAGTTTGCGAGAACACCTCTGTCTTGTAATTCACTTGCCTGTATTCTGTTTGTCACTTCTCCTATGCTACATTTCAATCCCATAAATTCGTAATCGGCTTTTGGCACGGTTCCTGTCAGTCCCCAACGTATGCCGCAGTGTGCAAAAGGTCCGGTCAACAATCTTTTAAGAACGTCTGCTTTCGCCATGTGTACCTCGTCTATTATGACTGTGTTGATCCCATCACAAAATTCTTTGAACTCAGTGCTGTGTTCACTTTTTGCTTTCTTTTCTAAAACGTTCAATGACTGCCATGTTGCAATCGTGTTGTATCTTCCTACTTCTTTCCTGTCACCATAATATACACCAGTGTCTAAGTTACACGAAATAAAATCTTCTTCTGTTTGAGTAACAAGACTTTTGTTCGGGACAATCGTTATTGTTCTGCCATATGGTTCCACCAGTTGACATAGTGCCGCTGTGATTATTGTTTTACCCGCACCAGTGGCTATCTCCTGTATGCACTGTGGATTCTCTATAAATTTGTTTATGGTTTCAACTTGATAATCTCGCAGTTGTATAGGCTGACCTGCACAAGGATGATTATCAGGCCAGGTTATGTGTGCTAGATAGTCTTTGTCAACAGTATTGAATTCAAAATTGTGTTGTTGTCTTTTGTCTTCGAAGTCAACATATACTCCACCATCCTCTAATATTGGAAGGATCTGGTCAACGAGGTTTAGGTATGTTGTGCCGCCGAGACCAAAGAAACTTACTTTTCCGTCCCACCTACCCAGTTTTACTGCCGGGAGATGTCTTGCGTAAGGTATCTCGTATTTGAATTTGTTAGATAATCTTTTCCTCCACTCGAGAGATAGGTTCTCAAACTTCACATTTACTTCGTCTCTTATTACTAGTTTACAACTGCTCATATTAAAGTTTTACTATAACTCGATCATTCCAATCCCAACTACTTGGCTGATAATCGTTATAATACAACTTTTTTGGAAGATTTTCAAGAAGTCTTTTCAAATTGTCTGTGCCGGTAGTGTAGTGTCCTCCGCCCATTGCAATTAAACATGCCTTAGGTTTGACACCACTCTTAATCATTGCCCTTGGTATCCGGTTACGAACAAAAATTATTTTGGTATTATCACTGATCAGTTTGAACTGTTTGCTCATTTGATGTAATTCATATAAATTTTGGAAAAATTCTTGTGGTTTATAATTGTCCACCAACCAATGTCTTTCGTTTGTAAACTTATCTAAATCTTTTTTATAAATCGGTTCCTTAACGTCAAACCCCCAAGAACAGTCATTCAGTATGTCAATGCCATTTTGTTGGAAAACGTTAAGCCACTCCCAGAAATTATTTACATCCTCCTCCATATGTATGTCACCACTGACAGGTATTACTAGCGGAAAACAATCTAATTCTTTAAGTCCTTTTACCACGTCGTTTTTTGAAAATCCTTTTGAATCAATCCATAACTTGGTGTTGTTTTGATGTGCTATTTTGTATCCTAATACTGTCTGTGCAGATATGTGAATACCGTTTGTACTGATCCTGTAATTTTTTAAAGCATCAACTTGCAGTATTGGTGCTTTGGTCTTCATGTGTTTGTTCCAGTATTCATTTAAACTATCCGGAGCATCGGACAATACGATTTCATTACCAACCAGTCTTGCTGTTGGCTTCCTGTATTCAATTTTGTCTTTCTTGATCAACTCATAATCATCTAGTAAAGTCACGTCTATGAATTTGAAATCATAACGTATTGCGATTAATGTAAGATAATATGTTGTCACGTCTGTCTGCAAGAATGTCCACTTCTTTGATTCTCCGTCGTAATGTGCATAGCCGGCCGGCAAACTTTTTTTGTCCTTAAGAGTTCTTATTAATTGTATGACTTTTTTATTGTATGGAAATTTTATTTCAATCTTGGCTACATTATTTTCATCTACATATTTTTCAATACTTTTGTCAAAACTTATCACACGGAATTCTTCTTCGAAGACAGGTTTTTGTAAAAGTTCACTTATGTCCATACCATGGGACTGAAACTTTGTGAGGTACCTTTTCAATATAACCACGGCCAGTTTTGCCTGTTTCTCTGTCCAAGCATAATTGGCCTCTGCTAATGATCTTACAGTCTCTTGGTCCTTTGGATGAGGCTTAATTACGCCTGTATTTCCCATCATTGAAGGATTTGCCCAAAAATAATCATTATATGCTAGTATTTTGAGTGCTTCGTTAATAGTTTTTGGCAAATCTGTGTGCATATTGTCCATGATATTTTAGATAATTATTAGTATATTATAGCATAATTGGTAATATAGTCAACCATGAAAAAAGTAACAAATAAAAAGGTAAATTTTAGAAAACAACTCAAGGTCAAGTTGCAAAACACTGCGATAAGATACAAAAACAAAGTTGGTTATAAACCAACTGCTGTACAGGCATATCATTGGTTCAGAGTTATAAACAGAGGCCTGTTCAATAGTAGATTACCAATGGTTGATATCACCATAAAAAAATTACATAAGGACTGGGGCAGATGTGTTGCCAATTGGGACAACAGGAAAACTCCGAAAGGCAAATTCGATCAGCGTAAAATACCTTATCACATAGATGTTGAATTCTATATTGAACTACATTGTAAGTTTCCTACATGGAAGGATTTCATAGAAACACTTTCACACGAAATGGTGCATCTGTATCAAATGACTTGGCTAAAAGATCCTTATTCAAATCATAATGCAAATTTCTTTGCCTGGAAAAGCAAATTCAAATTGGCAGGACTACCCCTATCTAGGTGTTAGTTCTTTGTCAAATTCAGCGTAACTTATTATCCTAAATCTTCCATCATTGGCTCCAGGATTTGACACCAATAGGAATTCTGGTGGATTGTCATGCACAACAGTAAATTTGCAATTTGGACGCATAACTTGTAGTGATCTAAATTGGCTGAGCCATCCTTGGAAGATAGAATCGCTGTCACGATGTCCGTATATTGGTGTGTCTT